GGTGAGCGCCTGGATCTTGAGCTGGCCGTCGAGGCCCTTGAGGTGGTCGGGCGCGTCGTGGCCGAAGGCCAGCGTGAACAGTTCCCCCGCCTCGGGAAAAAAGCCGGATGTCAGACGGCTGGCAAGACGGGGGAGACCCACGACGGCAGTCTCGTCGTAGATCAGGTCGGTGGTCGGCTGGCCTGGTGCGATGTCGAAGAAGCTCTCGCGCTGCGGCAGCACGAGCTCGTAGATCGCCTGCCACATCGGGATCCACGGCTGGCGCCGGCGGTTGGCTTCCTCGGAGAGCTTCTGCCAGGTCTTGTAGGTCTCGCGGTCCTCGTCGGGGTCGCGGGCCTTCTTGGGCCGCTCGGTGGTGTCGGGATACTTCTTCTCGGGCGCCTCCTCGTCGCGCTGCGGCGAGCGCTTCGGGTAGGGCGGCTGCGGGGTCGGTGGCGGGGCGGTGCCTTCGGGTGAGCGGGCCATGTCAGGTTCCCAGGAAATAGTTGGCACCAAGCGTGCGCGAATCGCCGCCCGGCACGCCGGCATAGCCGCCGGTCATCCACGGATTGGGGTTGCGCATCAGGGCGTCGCGCTGGCGCTGCTGGGTGTCGCCGAGCGCCTTGGCGCTAACGCCGGCGGCGTCGGCCAGGGCGTTAACCTCGTTGGCCCGCGCCGTCAGGCGATCCTGCTCGGCCTGGTTCTTCTTCAGGATGTCGCCGGTCAGGGCCCAGCTGGCCGGTGAGGCGCCGCCGCCGCCGCCGCCGAACATGGTCGACATGGGCTGCTCCTTGTTATTTTGGCGCGACGACGATGCGGCCGCCGCGCTCGAGCAATTCGTCCCACAGGGCCTGCGGTGTCCAGACCCGGTAGCGGAAGGGCAGGCCGAGGACCTGTCGGACGAAAGTAACACAGGTCAGCGGCCACAGCCCGTTGGCCATGTGCGGCGCCGGCAGGCGGTCCGAGCCGGGATACCAGAGCATGGCGCCGTTGCTCATGACGTGCTCGTGCATCGGGGCGGCGTCGCGCACCCCGAGCTGGCGCACCACGGCGCCCATGAAGCTCCATTCGACATAGATCCAGCGCGACTGGCTGACATCGAGCTGCTCGAAGGGGCGCAGCAGGAAGACGTGCTGGAAGGGCGGCTTCATGCGGAACGGCCGCATCGTCCAGTGCTGCCAGCACGGGATGAAGCAGACCTGCCAGGGCTGCGACCACGGCTTCAGCAGGATGCCCGGCGTCAGCCGGCTGCTAGCGGACGGGGGCACGGTTGCCGATGCGGTTGAAGCGGCTCTGGAAGCGGCTGGTCTCGCGGGCGACGCGCTGGGCCTGGCGCTCGAGCGGATGGCCGGTGCGGTTAACGGTCACCACCTTGCCGGGGTTGCTGCCGATCATCACCGGGCGCCATTCGCCGGCGCCGATATTGGCGTACTGGTCGGCGTCCTGGATGTGGCTCGAGCGGTTCTTGTTGGGCCGACTGTCGTACTGCCCGGTGCGCAGGCCGCCGACCGGCTTGAAGTGGTAGCCGCCGCGGGCGCCGACGATGAAGTTCTTGCAGTGCGGCGAGACCAGGAAGGCCGGGCCCTCGGGGTCCATGCGGCTCATCAGGGCGGCGGTGGTCTCGATCCTGACCAGCGGGTCGTTGGTCGGGGCCGCCTTGGCCGGCACGCCGCAGTTGCGCAGGATCTGGCTCGGCACGTCGTCGCTGGTCTCCTTGAGGTCGTCGCCCGAGGGGTCGCCCCAGACGTCGAACTTCCAGCTCTGCCAGCCGAGCCGCGCCACCTCGCGGACGATCGCCATGCCGAAGGTCTTGGTGGAGACACCTGACAGCACGAGCTCGTGGATCAGCCGCATCTGGTTGCCGACGCGCTGCTTGAAGGCAGCCGCCGGCGTCCGTCCATAGTCGAGGCCGAGGATGATCGGGATGCCCTCGATCGGCATCAGGCGCTGCTTGGCGATGTGCAGGTCGTCGTTCCACTCCTTCTCGTAGACCGCCTTGCCGCTGATCAGCGTGGCGTACTCGTTGAGGATGTAGATCTTTATCCAGGTCCGCGACTTGCCGCTGATCATGCGGATGTAATAGCGCTCGCCGAGGATCGGGTTCTCGCGCTCCGGGTTGATGACATAGCCGGTCAGCTTGTCGCCCTGCAGCTTCTCGAGCATGGCCGGCGCCTGGGTGAAGAAGCTCCAGTCGGGCGGCTTGACCATCAGCAGGCGTTCCTCGGTGCCCATCCATTCCGGCGGATCGACGTCGCCGGCGATGATCGGCCACCAGTGCTCCTCGCCCGGCGAGTTGGTGTCCATGATGACGCCGGTCCAGCTCGGGCCGCCCATGTCGGGATCGGGGAAGCGGTCGACGCGGCCGGTGCAGGCATCGACGATCTCCTTGGCGACCTCGCGGGCCTCGTTGACCCACACGCCGGTGAGATCGAGCGACAGCAGCTTTTTCACGTCGTCCGGCGAATCGAGCGCCAGGAAGATGACCTCGCAGTCGACGATCGTGCCGTCGGGCATCGGGTAGTGCAGGTGGTGGGTGAAGGGCGCGCTCCACAGGAAGGTGCCGAGGCTCTCGGGCACCCAGCGCAGCCAGGTCTTGACCGTCGTCAGCTTGAGCTCGGGGAAGGTGTTTCTGACGATCGCCCAGCGCGTGTAGCGGGTGCGCGACACGACGTTGCCGGCGGCGTCCTTGCGGACCAGCGGTTTCTGCTCCTGCGCCCGCCGCAGGATCTCGTGCACGCACAGCACCGACTTGCCGCTGCCGAACGGGCCGCGGATGCCGCGCACGAAGTCGTCCGATTCCATGAAGGCGCGGCCGACCGGGCCGGGCGGCTCGAACGGCCGCGGCGTCTCGGGCAGGGCGCGCAGGCGAACCGAGGATTTGGCGGGCCGGCCGGCGAGGCTTACCCGCGGCACGTCACGACTTGGCCTGCCAGCCGCGGGCCTCCTGCAGGGCCTTCAGCATCTGCTGCGGGTTGCCTTCGTCGGCGATCCGCAGATAGCCGAGCACCGCGGTGTGCAGTTCCATCGGCGGGTTGCGCGGCCCGAGATCGAGGCCGTCCCGGGTCAGCACCACGGTGCCGGCGATGCTGAGCGACTTCAGCTCCTCGAGGCGGTCGATCTCGCGCTCGAGCAGCTGGTGGGTGCGCCGGCGCAGCGCCTGGTTGAGCTCGACCTCGGTCGGCGGCAGCGGCTTGTCGGGTTCGGGCTTCTGGCCGGCCCGCTTCTTGGCCTCGGCCTTGCGGCTGGCCAGGATCTGCTCAGGCGGCGGCAGCGAGGCGTGGGCGGCCTGCAGGGCGGCGAGCTCGCCGTCCGACACGCCCGGCTTGGACACGCCATAGACCTCGCCGGCGGCCAGCCGGGCGTCGAGCCGCTTCTGCTCGTCGCTCAAACCCGAGGTCGGCACCTCTTTCTCGCCGTCGTCCCATAGAATGGCTCCATCGGTGAAGCGCCAGCCCATTTTCCCGGCCTTTTCAATGCGTTCGATGCCCGGCTGGGGGGTCTGCGAGGCTTGTTCCGGGAATTCCGGAGTTTTAGGCGTGTTTTCAGCGTTCACGGCGCCTGAATCGGCGTCCGGCATGTCGATCTCCTGCAAAAAGGCCCGGCTGGGCCACACCATGGTCGTCTAGCGCGGCGCGATCGGCGACGGCGCGTCCTGGAAGCCTTCCGGCACGTGGCCCTCGGCCAGCCCGGTCGAGACGTCGAGCTGTTCCTCGCCCTTGCCGCCGGTCATGTCGGGATCGGCGTTGCGCAGATGGGCGCGCACCATGTCCTTGTGGCGCACCAGGCGGTCCTCCTCGGTGGTCACCCTGTTCTCGTTGCGCGGGCCGCTGCGCACGACGACGTCGCCGGGCTGCACGATGACGCTGCCGAAGGCGTCACGCGGCCGCTTGTCCTCGGCCGGCGCCTCGCCAGGCGGCGGGCTCGCCGTCTCGTTCATCTTGTTGGCGCGCTCGACCGCCAGCTTGGCGTTATACGCGGCCGCCTTGGCCTCGTCCTCGGCCTCCTCGACGAACGCCTGGGTCTGCGCGTCGAGCGCATCCTTGGGCACGTCCTGCTGGGTCGGCTCGGGCGGCGGCGTCGCGGAGCCCTGGTAGCGCGGATCGTAACGCGGATCGGGGTCGGTCATTGAGGTCCTCACTTTGCGAGTTTGCCGTCGGCCAGGTGACCGTCGACCAGTTGCTTGAGCAGGCGCTGCGCCGTCTCCTCCCCGATCGTCTCGATGATGCGGTCTGCCTCCCACCAGTTCAAGTGACTGGTCGGGTAGTAGCGCATGTGCACCCGGCGCACCACGTTGCGCAGCCGCGTGAGCTCCTGCCACGAGAGTGCAGTCAGATCCAAGACACAACCCTCAGCAAAGATCCGGGCAAGAGTAAAAAAAAGAACTCTCTTTTTTTCATCACGTCGCACTCTTGAGCCCGCTGGACACCTGCCCTCGCCTCCGCACAGGTTGCAGCGGCTTCGCGCTCTCGAGGTCACGCGCTGGTTCTAAAATCGCCGGTGCGGGGTCTCCCGCAGCAGCACCGCGACCGCCTCGCCCAGGTTCTAAAATCGCCCGCGGAGGGGCCTCTCCTGATCCGAGAGCGCCCGATTTTGAAGGCCCTCCCGGATCGGCGAGAGCCACGCGGGTCCCATCCGGCGCGGATGAGATTGCCTGCGGCGCTCCGAACGCGAACGCAAAGACGGTCTTCGTGGCTCCATCGGGGGTTGTGCGCTGGGAGATGCCGAGACCGGCGCGCTCCATCATGGTGTCGGCGGCGCGGTAGGCGAGAGCCACGTCTTTGCCCTTCATGATCTTGAGCATGGTGTGGACGCCTTGGACGGCGGCGTCCCCCAGCATGGTCCGTGCCAGTTCGGCCATCAGCTGCTGGGCCTGGTCGGAACGCATCATGATGTAGGCCGAGTTCTCGCGGATGCCCAGCCCGCGAGCGAGTTTGCCGATGCTGGCGCCGGTGTTGAGACGCATCGTGATGAGGTGGATGGCGGCGTCGGAGAGCGTGCAGTTGGCCATCTGGTCGCGCAGGCCGAGGCCTGCGGTGAGCATCTTGCGCGGCTCGATGGTGGGCGTGAGCTTGCCGAGCGGCATGCGATTGGCGCGGACGCGCTTGGGCTTCACAGCCTTCGTAGGCGGCTGCGCTCGCGGATCAGGCCGAACAGGTGGTTGCGCCATGCGCTGTACTTTGGGTCACCGAGGGGCAGCGCGTCGAGCATTTCCTGCCCTCGGTTGATGCGGTGGGTGAGCACGCTGAGTTCGTGGTGGAGGTCGGCGATGTGCTGGCCTTTGCGGCCCCGCTTGTCGGGTGGCTGGGAGGCCGTATAGGCCCAGCTGCGCTGGTTTCTGCGCGCTTTGTTCCAGTCAAGCCGAGCGACCATGCCAGATAACCTATCATGGATCGCAAGCGGGACTGGGGTACCGGGCTACCGCACGTGTGGGGTATCTGGATACCGCGTGTGTGAGGTTGAGAGACCGTGCCCGAGCAGCGGACGTCGGGGCTCTGCAAGCGCTGGCCACCGTCGGAGGCATCACCGCCTCGGCCGCACTGCCCACCAGAGCCACGCTGGGGCTGGGGCCGGGCACCTCTTGCGTCAGGCCTGCTACGGTCACTGCGGCACAGCGCTGTGCGCGGGCCGGCTCACTGGCGTTCGCCTTCAACCAACAGACAGTCGCAGGGTTCGCTCACTGCGTTCGCTCGCTACGCGCCCAGCAACAGTCTGTCGGCTGACCCGTGCTCGCGCTGTGCCTTGGACCTGCGCGACGGCGCTGCCGCAAGAGGTCCCCGACCCCCGGCAGCGCCTGCGAGGCTCTGGCGAACAGTGCGGCACACCCGATGTGGTGAGGCGTCCAACGGCACGTATCCAGCGATTGCAGAGCCCCAACATCCGCTGCCTTTGGCCCCCCCGCGTGGGTGGGGGCCGAAAGAACGCTGCGCAAGAGTGCGCAGCTTCGATTGCTCATAAGCCTCACCGTCAATCATCGTCATCTGGAGAACCATCATGAAGACCACTGTCGTCAATCTGAAGAACTGCCCGAAGCGCATCAACAACGGCGTCTACATCGGCCGCGGCTCGAAGTGGGGCAACCCCTTCGTCATCGGCAAGGACGGCGACCGCGAGACCGTGATCGCCAAGTACAAGCGTGCCCTGTGGGCCAACAAGGTGCTGCTCAACGAGGTGCCGGAGCTGCAGGGCAAGACCCTGCTGTGCTGGTGCGCGCCCGAGCCGTGCCACGGTCACGTGCTGGTCGCCGCCATGGCGTGGCTCGAGACCGAGCGCAAGCTCGAGACCGCTGATGATCGCGAGATCAACAACCAGCTGGCGTTCTGATCATGAATCTCACCGCACAGTGCGTGAACTTCATCCTCGGCGTGCTCAACCAGCCGCCGATGGATGAGGTCGATCACGACTGGTTCTACAGCGACTGGGCCGGTG